ATGTTGGACATCCGTACGCTGTGCGAACAAGTTGGTCGGGAACGCAACCTCAGGCAGGGCACCGTCTTTTCCTATCGACGGCTGTTGCTGGGGATCGGGATCACAGACGACACGCTGTCTCGTGAAGAGATTGAGTCAAGACTCTTCGAGCTGGACAACGCCGCTACCCGCCGAGCAACGGTGATCGCTGTCAGGGCGGTACTCGGTCACAAGATCAAGATCCCCAAAGCGCCCAAACGGTCGTACGTGCTTCCGGACGAGTCCACGCTACGGCTGGCGCTGATGACGAGTCCTCACGAGATTCGAGGGCTGCTGATGATGTACGCAGGGCTGCGCATCGGTGAGGCTTGCGCTGTCACCAGCAAGGCAATCAACGGTGATCGTCTGTTGGTTGATCGCCAGATCGTTGAGCTGTACGCATCGTCGCGTGAAACGGGCAAGGAAGCCGAGCGCGTTCGTCGTGTCGGACCTGTGAAGGCGACCGAGGCAACCATCATCGTCCCGCACTGGCTGTCGCCGCTCATTCAGTCGATTGACACCACTGCGGTACCGAGTCGAGTACGTGAATCCTTGAGGCGTGGCGGCAAGAAGGTGGGTATCAGTCTAAATCCGCATCTCCTAAGGCATTGGTACGCAACGACTTTGCTGCAACGAGGTGCACCGCTGACCCTTGTTCAGCAGCAGATGAGGCACAGCGACATTGCCGTGACTCTGCGTGCCTACTCCGAGCACAACGACGAAGACATACACAAGATCTTCGACTAGCTACGTAACGCGCATCGGAGCATGGGCGATAGCGGGAGAACAACCAGCACAGGGGGATCATGAGTGTCAGGTGGATGTTCCGATCAGCGTGGAAACGGGGGTAAATCATGGCCAAGTACGTGCTCACCATCACCAACAGCATGACGGGTGACGTTGACAAGAGGACGGGCAACGGCATGATGAACGGAGCCAAGCTCTACAACGCTGCGGTGGACTTCTACGTCAAAGACCTCGGTATGCCTGCCGTGAAGACTAGGCGGATTCCGGGAAACGGCAGGGTCCAGGTCGGGCATGTGGAAATCAAGATCCAGTATCGTTGAGATGATGCATCGGTAGACCTCGTTCTGCTCAAGCTGGGTCGTCCCTATGGGGGCGGCTCAGTTGGTTCTTTGTCCACCTTGTTGCTGGGCACTGATCCTGGTTCTCGCTGACGAAGACGACTTGCTTGACACTCGGGTACCCCTGAGATTCTGATCAGTTCTAGAAGCTCTCAGGAGCTGTAAATCTGATTAGATTCTGTCGATAGGGAGGCCGGCGAGGGCTATGCTGGCCCGTTGTTGCCCGCATCGATAGTGAGAATCTATCCAATTTCTCGCACCTGCTGACGACCCTTGTCGAGCACCAGATTTTGATATAATAGAGAAGTGGGGTTGGAACGCCCTACGGTACATGATGATCAACCGTTGCATCTGGCTCAGTGGCCTCGGGGCTGCTGAGCCTTTTGCTTGACGTGTAACCCCTCTTCATCTGAAACATTTTTTGTACACAGGAGCCAATACCCGATATACCGGGCGTGTTCCACTGGGTTGAGCTCTGTAGTGAGGCTGCCTGAAGAGGGTTCTACTTTCGGCAGGAATGGTCGCATTATGTTATACTTAGATGTAAGCAAAATGGCAATCGTGTGAAGGCGAGGGATTGAAACTTACCTAGATTCTCTTCATTGGTAGAAGAACAGAAAGTGGTCGTCCAAACCTTCACTTGGACGACCACTTTCTTATATCTACCAAAGGAGAAATATTAGATGAACTTAGTAACATGGAAAGAGTTGTTGGCAACCTACCCGGCGGTCAAGGAGTACGCACAAGAGGTCAGGGGTCTGTGGCAGGCTCAAACCCATGATTGGCAGTCAGTACCCACGTTCCCTACCCACATTGAGGTAAGGGGAACTTGGATCACTCTTGCTGAGTGGGTGGTCAAGTATGCCTAGGACATTGAACGACCTAGACCCAGAACTAAGAGAGCGAATCGTAGAAAAGAGGTTCTGGGAACAGGTACTAGTAGACTACGACTTCACGGACCCTGAGTTCTGCCAAGATATCTTTGCTGAGGGTGCAGACGACTGGTTGAGTCCTGAGGCATTAGGTCTAGCTACCACCACCCTTAGAGACCGTCAGTGGTTCAGGAATCCACCGGGTATAGAGGGTATTGGCTCCTGTGTACAAAAAATGAGACCGGGTGTGTTGTCGTCTCACGCTGTCAAGGTAGTCATCAAGAAGGAGGAGTACATCATTGAGCTACCCGAGGTGACGGTACAGGTGGACACAAAGCAGTACGAGACGATGCTAATGAATGCATCAGACAAAGAGACTGAATTCCTGAGGGTCTTCGGGAGATGCCTTGCGTATTGCTATCGTCTGGGGCTTCAAGTCGGGAAGCTGGCCACGATTGCCATGCAGCGAATGAAGTGGAAGTGGAGCACGATAGAGCGTCTACAGGAGAATGCAAAGAAGTTCTGCCACTTGGTCAAGACCACCGACGAATGGTTGGCGGGATGGTTCGAGCGAGCGGCGGCCAAGTGCAACACCATGAAGCAAATCGACATCCTTGTTGATGTGTACACATGGGCCGCTATGCACAACACCAGGCAGCCACGGATCAACAAGGTTGCCGTAGCCGACAGGGTGGGCTGCACCAGAACCAGCATCATCAACCTGTTCAAGAAGCTTGAGAATGCGGGGTTGCTGGTGGAGCAGCCAGAGAAGTTCACCTATGACTATGTAGCTGGTAGGCCAAACAGCGAGGCGAGGATCATCAATCTTGATTCTGACCAAGTGAACAGGTGGGTGAACTACGAGAAGCTTCCTTCGCCCGACAGAAGTGAAGAACGTAGGACAGAGAAGCAACGCAAGTTGGCAGTGTTGGCCAACAACGGCTATTGGAGAGGGTAGATGAAAGGAGGTGATTACCGTCCGAACAAAGAGAGAATCAACTGAAGCAGCGATGAGGTCTGAACAAGTATCCAGGATCTTCGAAGAGATCGAGGGTCTGCTGAGGGAGGCGTTAGAGCTGGGGGCCTCAAATCAGCGGATGAAACTAGGTCTTAGACATCTATTGCAGAAGTACACCAAAGATCGCGGTTGAGGATTAGGCCCTATCTGAATCGGTGGGGCCTTTTCTTCTGTCTGGATGCCGATTCTTGGGTGCTGATATTAGATCTGACAGACTAAGGCCGGCGGGCCAGTCAAGAGGTGCCCTGAGCAATTCTGATCGCTCAGAGATAATCTCAACGGGAACAGCGACATGATATAAAATATGGTACAATAGAAGAAAGGAGTTGATTATGAGTAAGAACGAAAGTAGCTATATCTCAGTATGCAATAAATGCAATGAAGATGAGTGCAACCACGACGATCGTTTTTGGATCGGGGTTATCTGATGTGCTCCATCGAGTTCGTAGAAGTTGACGATTCTGGTGTTGAGCTTTTGCCGGTGGCGTCCCCGTGTGAAGAGCTGAAACCTGTTGTGACAGAAGGAGATTTGATCGCTGCGACGACGAAGTACATTCGTAGCCTGCTTGGCGGCAACGATGCCTGAGATCGACATTGAAGCGATTGCAGCACTGGCGCGACAGATCACCTTGGAGGAATCCGAGAAGTACGGTCGAAACGGCAAGTTGTTGCCCGGTGCGGTGGCGACGTACGACCGGCTGGGACGGCTGATCCGTGAAGGTTAGATACCAGGTCGCCGATGACTGTTGGAGGTTCTTCGGAGCTCACGACACCAACGGGTACGGACGGATCAGCTACAGAGGACGCCAATATCAGGTTCAGCGCGTCATCTACCGAGTGCTGGTAGGAGAGATTCCGCCGAAGCGGGAAATCAAGACGGTCTGCGGGACCAGGGACTGCGTGAAGGTCGATCACCTCTACTTTCGCGGGGATCAGAGGCTGTCCTATGAGTGACTCAACAACTAGTTCGTACGACAGAGAACTACCGTACGAAGTTGACGGCAAGAACTGTTGGATCTTCGCTCTGAGTTCACGGGATCGCGGGGGATACGGAGTAGTCAAGATCGGCGGTAGGAACTGGTACGCCCACAGGTACCAGTACGAGAAGCACAATGGACCGGTACCGGACGGTATGGAAGTACGGCACATGTGCAAGAACCAACGGGACTGCATCAATCCGAATCACCTGACTGTAGGCACGCATAAGCAGAACATGCAGGACAAGGCAGAACACGCTAAGACCTACTGTGTGGTTGGGCATGAACTGAACAGAACCAACAGCTACAAGTTCGACGGATCGACCATATGCAAGATCTGTAAGGCTGAGAAGTTAGCGGCACGGAAGAGTGCCTAGAGGCTGTAGTGAATATATAGGTATTGCGACCTTGCGCCTGTACTTAAACGGGGCGGTTGTTTCTTTACAGAACACCAAAAGGAAGGAATGAAGATGATTGTCAATATTGAAAATGGAAGTGAACCAACGTGGCGAAGTACACCGACCAGGAGATAGCAGCAGCCGTTGAGCTAGCGGCTGATGTAGGCATTGCAGCTACACGTAGAGAACTCGGCTATCCATCGTCATGGGCGACCCTCAAGCGCTGGTGTGACGAAGCAGGCGTTGAGATTGAGCTGGACCAACTGAAGTCCAAAGCGGCGCAGTGGAACTCCTTCTACGAGGAAACCGAGCTACGCATTGCTCAGCAGGACTTGTTGGCCAGAGCGCTTGAGTTGATGGATGACCCGGACCTGACACCGGCAGAACTCGACAAGCTGGCATCCACAATGAAGCGCGCAACCGACAGCATTCAGATGCTTCGAGGCAAGGCGACCAGTCGAACAGCAGTCGAAGACACCACCGACGCTGAAGCGCTCAAGCTGTATGACGAGTTCCAGAAGAGCAGGGCTGAAGGTCAGTGACACCGGCTGAGTACCTTGCCAGGTTTCCACGGGATTTGATCGCCACGAGCACAGGCCGGCGACTGCTGACCGAGGACGATCCGTTGCTGTTCGCGGTCCTCTACCTGTCACATCATCTGGAAGAACCGGGACAGCCACCGTCATTGGCTCAGTTCCACCTTGACCTAGCGGAGTACGCGAAGACCTGGCGGAATGAAACGGGTAGGGACTGCTGGATTGCTCCGCGCAAGTCAGGCAAGACCACATGGTTGTTCCTGTTGCTACCGCTGTGGGCGGCTGCGCACGGTCACGTTCGCTTCATTGCTGCGTTCAGTGACTCGGCAAGTCAGGCATCTGATCACCTGGACACCTTCAAGAAGGAACTTGATCAGAATGTCTTGATCCGCAAGGACTACCCGGACCTGTGTCGTCCGATGATGCGCGGTGCGGTCAAGCGATATGTCAGCCAGTCGAACGAACAGATCCAGCAGGCCAACGGATTCAGCTTCAGTGCCAAGGGCGTTGACTCCAAGTCGCTGGGTATGAAGATCGGAGCATTGAGACCTGACCTGATCTTGCTTGATGACATTGAACCCAATGAATCGAACTACTCGGTTCACGAAGCGGAGAAGCGCAAGCGCACGATTCTAGACAGCATCTTCTATCTGAACGAGCGAGCACGTGTCGTCATCGTTGGTACTACGACGATGAGCAACAGCATTATCGACCAGATCCGCAAGGTAGGGGAGCTGCGTAAGCAGCATCAGAAATCGTTACAAACGAAGTCGTCGTCAGCGGATGCCAGCGACACCAGCGGTAACGCCGCTTCCCCCGATAACGGTTATTATGTAAGTCTGGATAAGGGTAACCTAACCGATTCCGACCAGGCTCTTTGCTCCTCAGATGCCCTAGGAGCGATTGGGGTTCCGTTTGGGGTGATTGGACCTGACGAAGGGTTTTCGTCCGTCAGATCGGATATCAGGGACCGAACTCGACTACCGGAGCAGAACGTTTCGAATGACGATGATTCGAGTTTGTCAAGTCCGTCGGATCGGGGGATTGATAGGCCGGATGGATTTATTAGCACGGTTGCGAATGATAACGATTCGCCGAACGGCTTGACATTCCGCCAGGAAACTGATCTTAAATCGGATGGACGTTTTATATCTACTTCTACCACTAATTCACGTATGAGCTTGGCGGACGATCAGACACAACCCAGTTTCGCTGAGCGTCAGCAGATCGAATTGGACAAGCTGACGGGCAAGTCTGAACCCCGTAGGGCTGAATTGGCGATGGCGGACCTTGAGGTAGACGATTTTTCAGAATTGCTAGACGCCGAACTTCAATGGATCGAAGACGAGCGGATCGATGTCCACTACTACCCGGCGATTGTCGTGGACGACGAGGGCAACGAGTCGTCTTGGTGGCCAGAGTCCAAGTCGATGGACGAGCTGAATCGTGTACGGCACACCAGGGCGTTTCAGATGAACATGCAGAACAAACCGGTCAACGTCGATGCTCAGTACTGGAACGAACAGGATATTCAGGTCTGTGAGGCTCAGGAGTACGTCAGGACGTTGATTAGCGTGGATCCCGCAGTCAGTACCAAGACGACCAATGACTACACCGCGATTGTCGTTGTGTCGTTGGGCAACGACGGCAAGGTCTACGTACGGCACGCCGAGCAGGTCAGGATTGTGTCTACGGAGCTGAGAGACCGTGTGAACGAGCTGATCGACCTGTTCGGGGCAGGTCTGGTCTACGTCGAGTCCAACCAGGGCGGCAACCTGTGGCGATCAGTGTTTGATGGCATCAAAGCGAACTTCAGGGCAGTCCATCAGACCGAGCCGAAAACGCTTCGAGCTGCACGAGCGCTGGATTACTACCGCAAGGACAAAGTTCGGCACACCAGGCACTTTGATGCCCTGGAAGAGCAGATGTACAGCTTCCCGAAGGTTGCTCATGACGACCTGATCGACGCAATGGGCACTGGAGTTCATTACTTCCTATCGGCCGGCGATCAGCCAAGGGCGAAACGTCGGTCATATATCTAAGAGCGAAATATCTAGAAATGAATTACTATTATACAGAGCGAAAGAATGGGAGAGTTATTAAGCGCGCATGTCAGAATTGAAAACAGCAGTACAGACTATTTTGGACAGGCAGGGTGATTACCAGACCGCCGAACGTTACTACAACGGCACCGTTGACGAGATCTTCGCATCGGCAGCCGTCAAGCGAGCACTTGCCAAGTCGGGCGACCAGTTCCGGGTCAACTATGCGAAGACGCCAGTTGATGCCGTCAGCTCAAGGCTCGAAATCACCGGCGTCACAACCCTTTCTGATGGGGCTAAGGCTGTCGTTGACCAGTCGTGGCAGCAGAACAACCTAGAGCTAGAACTAGCCCAGATCATCACCAAGACGTTGATCTACGGCGATTCCTACGTCTTCGTCTGGCCTGATGAGCAGCAGCAGACGCAGATCTACTACAACAGTCCGCTGTCAACGGTCGTCATCTACGACGTTGAGAATCCGCGTAGAGCTGCCTATGCCGCGAAGCTCTGGACCGTCGAGCTTGCTGACGGCACTGAGCGAACCAGGGTCAACCTGTACTTTGCCGACAAGATCGTCAAGTACGTCAGCCGTGGTCAGCGCTTGCCGATGACGGTTCAGGATTCGGACTTCGAGCCGTTCGTGGACGACGACACCGACGAGCTGGGTCAGGTGGTCAACGAGTTCGGGCAGATTCCGATCTTCCACCTGACGACTGGCGATCAGTACGGGACACCTGAGCATCAGGCGGCGTACGGTCCGCAGAACGCGATCAACAAGCTTCTGATCAGCCAAATGGCATCAGTGGAGTCCTACGGCTTCCCCACGCGTTACGTGCTGGCAGGGGAGCACACCGGCAGTCCATCAGACTTCGGCGACGAGGACGACAGCGATTCGTTGTCCAGCGGACCCGGCGAAGTCTGGTGGTTGCAGAACGTGGCCAAGGTCGGTCAGTTCGAGGCTGCCAAGCCTGAGACCCTGATCAGCAGCTACCGCGAGTACGTCCGCGCTATGGCATCGGTGACGAGCACGCCACTGCACTACTTCGAGAACACGCAGACCAACGTGTCAGGTGAAGCGCTACGCGCGTCCGAAGCCCCGTTGGTGAAGAAGGTCCGTCAGCGCCAGCTTTCCATCGGCGCTGCACTACGACGTGTGTTCCTGTTCGTCCTGAAGCTCAATGACATTGACGAAGACGTACAGCTTCAGTGGCGTCAGATCGAGTCAATCGACACACAAGAGCAGTGGGATATCGCCTATAAGAAGCTTCAGGCCGGATTGCCGGTAGAGCAGATCCTCTTGGAGCAGGGCTACGACACCGTATTGATTGATCGGTGGAAGACAGAAGGGCTGTTGAACCAGGTCGCTCAGCAGTCCGATTTATCAAACAACATTATTGAAGGAGCAGCATGAACGAACACGAAGAACTAGAACAGATCCGCCAGGCATTGAAGGAAGCTAATGCCGAGTCTGCCGGTCATCGACACAAGGTCAAGGAGCTTGAGCAGCAGCTAGCCGAAGCGAGTGAGACGACAGCACGTGTCAGTGGGCAACTGTTGCAGGTCCACGTCAACTCAGCACTTGCGGACAGCGGGATCACGAACACCAAGGTCGTCAAACTGATTGATCTGGACCAGATTCAGCTAGACGACGACGGGAATCTGACCGGCTTGGATGGCCAGGTCGAGTCGATCAAGACCGAGTTTCCCGAGTTCTTCGAGCCGCGACGAGTGCCCAAGGTCGAGGCAGCCGACAGGCCGGCGATTGTCCGTACGAAGTCGAGTGCTGAACGGCTCTTGAACAGCGCGGGATAATGCAATAAATGGTAGAATATAGTAAATAGAGCGAGATGCTTTCAGTTGCGAGACGAGATGTTGAACAACTTTCAGTCCAGCGGGACTCTAAACCGTAAATACATATAGGAGAATAAACAGGAATGACAGCAATTAACGCAAATGCTTGGATTCCCGAAGAGTTCGGCTCTGAGGTTATCGCAGCAGTAGAACAGAACAGCGCCGTAGAGTCTTACGGTCGAAAGATCAACATGTCTTCCGATACCCGCAAGGTTGCACGTATCGGAGAATCGGCGGTTTCGGTGATCGAGAAGTCAGCGGCCTACCCAGAAGACCCGGCGAACCTGGATACCGTCTTGCTCGATACCGTCAAGTTCGGTGGCCGCAACATCGTTGCCGAGGAAGACATCAACGACAGCAACGTAGACGTGATCGCAGCACTTCAGACCACTTGGGCGATCAGCTACGCGAAGGCACTGGACAATGCCTGCCTGGGAACCACGGCAGCGGCCAACGGTGTGACTGTGCCGTTTACGTCCGTCTATAAGGAGGTAACCCAGAACGCCAGCGGCAACAAGGTTGCTACAGCGGGACCGGTCACCTACGACAAGGTGAGCCAGGTGTTCGGCAAGGCCGAACAGGGCGGGTACTTCTCAGACAGCGATACGGTCGTCATCGCTCACACCAGCCTGAAGGAGTCCTTGCGTGGTCTGGTGGACAGCAACGGTCGTCCGCTGTTCATCGAACAGGTATCCGCCACCCAGCCAGCAACCTTGTTCGGCTACACGCTTGCGTTCTCTGACGGAGCGAAGACTAGTGCAACGAACCAGCAGAACCCGTCAGGTAACCCGCTGCTGATCGTCGGCAACCGTCAGCATCTGATCCTTGGTGTACGTAGCCCTGTGGAGTCACTGATCAGCTACGACGCTGGTTTCGCCACTGACGAACCACACCTGAAGATGCGAGCACGTAGAGCTTTTGCTGTCGGTAGGGCAAAGGCGTTCGGTGTGCTTGAGGTAACCGGGGCCTAAGGGCTTGGAGGAGGGCAGTCGGTACGGCTGCCCTCCTCGGGGTTCATCCATTATGGAAGAAAACGAGTCTGTGCTGACGGTGGTACTACCGACCACGAGCGCGAACCTTGATGAGTACACCGGGCAGGTCGAGTACGACCGATCAGAGCCGCTGGTGACCTTTGGTCGAACCGTTTTCGAGGCGGTGCTGAGGAACCGATGAAGAAGTTCTTTGTGGGACAACTACCCGTAGAACCCGTGCTGTTCAAGATCGTTGACGAGCGCAAGCTACCGCGACGAGTGCTGAACTACCGCACGGTCCAGGTGATCTGGCGTAGACCAGATGGCTCCATCTACTCGGACGGACACGCTGTGACGATCAGCAATCCTTTCGACGGTGTGGCCTACGAGTTCGGTGCCACCAGTCCGTTCACTCAGGCCGGCGAGTATCAGATTCAGATCAAGCTGACTGAGGACGACCCAGCAGGCGAGCGCTGCGACTACACGGACGTGATTGCTCTGGACGTTTTCGAGAGCTTGGAGGGAGAGTAGGTGCTAGCGACGAATCAAGACGTGTTGGAGCTGACCAGCTCAACAGTCAACGATGTTCAGATCAGGCAGGCTCAGGCGATTGTCGAAGTCTGTGCGGGTAGGCCGGAGTCCCTGGTGACGAAGGAGTCTGACAAGCATTGGCTGAAGTACGCCGTCTGCTGGCAGGCCGCTTACATCGACAACTCGGACGTGTTCGTGCAGGCGAACGTGGAAGAGGTGAAGCAGGACAAGACGACGGTCACCTACGGCGAGAAGGTCTATGCGATCAGCCCGTTGGTCGTTGAGGCAGTCAAGCAGCTCAGTTGGAACAAGTCACGTTCGATCATGACGGGGCCGAAGACAATCAAGTCCAACACGATGCCTGATTGGTGGTCCTGGTGATGCCTAGGTTCATCGTGAGAACCTGGCCGTCGTTGGTTGATATCTACACGCAGAAGACGACGATTGATCCGGATACGTCCGAGACGATCCGTCGGTGGAACTACTTGGACCCGGAAACGGTGCCGTGCAACGTCGTGGCGTTGAGCCCAGAGGACAGCCTAGAGGTGTTCGGCAAGGAGTACTCGAAGAAGAAGTTCGTCAAGCTGGAGATTCCGACCGGCAACTTTGACCTGAACCAGCAGGCGGGCAACCTTCGATCCAAGGACGGGACGCAGCGCTACTATCAGCGTCTCGTGGACGGAGAGTTCTATCCGGACGTGTTCAACATCAGCAATATCGGGACCAGGCTGGACCTGAACGGTTCCATCGACTGCTACGAGCTGTATCTAGAGCTATTCGGGCAAACGATCAAGCAGATTGCCAGATAGCAGAAGCCCCAAGTCTGATGACTTGGGGCTTCTGTCTAACCGGAGGATACTTTAACAGACTAGCTCGTGAAAGGAGTTCGCGAGCTAGATCTATTTTATCATTTATTGCGGATTTTTGGCGGGTGTTGAAGGTGATCGACCTGTGTGTGAGCTGGATCGAATTCTTCTTTGCGCAGCTTGATCTCAACCTGAAGCTCTTTAATTAGTTCGTCGTGGTTCCATTTGAGTCTATTTGCCTCTATGTAAGCACGCTTCTCGTAGTCCCATACTTCTTCGTCGGATAGTAGTCTGATTGGTCCGTATGCGCCCGATCCGTAGCTGGTCCTGAGCTTTTCGATTGCACTGTTGCTTTGGCTGTGAAGCTGGATGATCGCATCAGCGAACTTGGAAACACCGTCTGCGCGGCAGATGAGAATTTGGTACTGCGCGGACACCATCTTGCGATCAGCCTCACGGATGACTGACGGAGCCGAGTAGCTGTCGGTGATTGGCCCTGATTCGTGTACTGCGTCGTACCGGCTCAGTGAAGCCTCTATGAGTGACGAGACCGCCTGTAGCAACGTCGTTCGTCGCCAGTTCTGTAGCTCGCGCTTGTTGGTGATCTTGTTGACGGCGAACCAGCCAATGACAGCGACGGCGGCAGCGACGGCGGCAGTCACGATGAAGGCCCAGGGTGGGGTAGAGGTCACTCGGTCGAGCCTAGGGGTGGCTACTACATGTAGTGGTTGCACTACGTGCGCGTGTCAGTGCAACAGGTTCTGTCGGTGGCATCTGGTATAAGCCACACGGCATCCTGTCTGGCCCTGTGGAGAGCTAACGGTCGACATTGGACCGGTTTAGGTGCCATCGCAACTTTTCGTGCTGTGGAGCGACAGCTAGGCCTATCTACGGGTACGCCACGCGGTGGGGATGTCTGTTATTGAATCGTTATAAATGGAAGGCTACGGCTGCTTGACCTGGGGAAACGGTGATCGGAAGGGAAGATAACAGTCGTGTAACTACGGATTTGTGTGCCACTACATCTCGTGGCGTGCGGCGATGTCGGACACCAGGTGTAGTGTCTGAAACACCGAAAGCCCCGGCTCAAGTCCGGGAGTCGGACAGGAGAGGGGCTAGTCGGCTGAACTTTCGCAGGGTTCTTGGCCAACCTAGTACCAATCCAACAGATTGTGCAAAGAAGCGCATATCTGGTCTGGTTCAGTGCTGGAGGGGAAAGGCCCATCGTGGCTACCAAGAGGATCGTCATTCGCCCCGGTCAGACTAAGACCGTCAAGGTTCCTGGCCCGATTCGTCGGGTCACGATCACCACGAAGCCGGGAAGGTAGGGCGGACATGGCGAACAGCAAGCCGCCTCAGGTTCCTGCTCCGGGCGGGGGCACCCGCGAACGTGATCGGAACAAGGATGGTCGTTGGCGCGAGAAGCGCGACGACGCAGGCAAGAAGCGTAAGTAGCTTCTAGCAATGAACCCCAGGTCGTCAGACCTGGGGTTCATTGCTGTCTTTGGTGCCATGCAGGGTTTGGGCGGCCAGAGCAACCTCTACCAGGGCAAACGAAGTCCAGTTAGAGCCTTGAGCTAGTCTGAAGCGTGTCAACGATTGACGATGAAGCTACACGCACCGACGCCCGCAGCTACGAGGTCCGCACCTACGGCTGTCAGATGAACGTGCACGACTCCGAGCGGCTGTCGGGTCTGCTCGAGGACGCCGGCTACACCAAGGCCGTGCCGGGGGAGCAGGCCGATCTGGTCGTCTTCAACACGTGCGCGGTGCGCGAGAACGCCGACAACAAGCTGTACGGCAACCTCAGCCATCTCGCGCCGGTGAAGGAGGAGCGCCCCGGCATGCAGATCGCGGTCGGCGGCTGCCTGGCGCAGAAGGACCGCGACACGGTCGTCAAGAAGGCGCCGTGGGTCGACGTCGTCTTCGGCACCCACAACATCGGGTCGCTGCCCGCGCTACTCGAGCGGGCCCGGCACAACGAGCAAGCGCAGGTCGAGATCCTCGAATCGCTCGAGGCCTTCCCGTCGACCCTGCCGGCCAAGCGCGAGTCCGCGTACGCCGGCTGGGTGTCGATCTCCGTCGGCTGCAACAACACCTGCACGTTCTGCATCGTGCCGTCGCTGCGTGGCAAGGAGGTCGATCGTCGTCCGGGCGACATTCTCGCCGAGGTCCAGGCGCTCGTGAACGAGGGCGTGCTCGAGGTGACGTTGCTGGGCCAGAACGTGAACTCGTACGGCGTCTCGTTCGCCGATCCGGAACTCCCGCGCGACCGCGGCGCGTTCGCGAAGCTGCTGAGCGCGTGCGGGCAGATCGACGGGCTCGAGCGCGTGCGGTTCACGTCGCCGCATCCGGCCGAGTTCACCGACGACGTCATCGAGGCGATGGCGACGACGCCGAACGTGTGCCCGCAGCTGCACATGCCGCTGCAGTCCGGCTCGGACCGCGTCCTCAAGGCGATGCGCCGCTCGTACCGCAGCGCCAAGTTCCTCGGGATCATCGAGAAGGTGCGCGCCGCGATGCCGCACGCCGCCATCACGACCGACATCATCGTGGGCTTCCCGGGAGAGACCGAGGAAGACTTCCAGGCCACCCTCGACGTCGTCCGGCAGGCGCGCTTCACCAGCGCGTTCACGTTCCAGTACTCCAAGCGTCCGGGAACGCCCGCCACGGAGATGGACGGTCAGCTCCCGAAAGCCGTTGTGCAGGAGCGCTACGACCGCCTCATCGCGCTGCAGGAGGAGATCACGCTCGAGGAGAACCGCAAGCTAGTCGGCACCGAGGTCGAGCTGTTGGTGACCGCGGGCGACGGCCGCAAGAACGCCGAGACCGCGCGCATGAGCGGCCGGGCGCGGGACGGCCGGCTGGTCCACTTCAAGCCCGAAGGCAACCTCGACGGCGACCTGCGCCCCGGCGACGTCATCACCGTCGTCGTCACGTCGGCGGCCCCGCACCACCTCGTCGCCGACGACACCGTCCTCACGCACCGCCGCACCCGCGCCGGTGATTCGTTCGAACGTGGAGTCACCCCGAAGACTCCACCGATCGGCGTCGGGCTGGGACTGCCCCAGGTGGGTGTCCCCGCGCCGCTGCCAGCACAGATGGGATGCAACGCATGA